TCCTATCTCATCGGCAACACTTGTATCGTCCCAATAGGTTGAACCGCTCGTAGGTTCTTGATTGCTATTCGCTGTCGTGCACTTCCACAAGGTATCGTTGTGGATGCAATAAGAGCCTACGGTATACGAAGTCGCACTGTCCCATGCGTCCGTTATTACGGGCAACTTAACATAACTGCCCTGTTTATCAGTAATGATATACAAAGTCTGATTATCAGGGGTTATCAAGTCGTACTGTGCCTGTGTGAGTGCTACGACACGGCTATAAGGTGTTTTACGCCAAGAATCGTTGATCTTAACGTAATACTCAATTACCTCATAGCTTGTGCTGTCGTACTGAACGTACAGGTCACCGTTACTTCCGCTTGCGTCACTAGGTACGGTAGTACCAAGAGTGACACTAGCACCACCGCCACCGCCGGTTCCGAAATTGTCAACGATCAGCGTGCTGGTCCAGTGGGCAGCCGTCCACGCTTCTGCGATCGGGATCGCTGTTGTGCATTTATAGAGAACGCCTTCGTGCAAGCAAAAATCGCCAACCGCGTATGTCTCCGACGGATCGTACTCTTCCGCGATGTTCGCTGCGTATGTCAAAAGCTCATTGACAGCTCCTGTTAATGTCTTGTCTTCTGTCTCGAGCTCCTGCGTATATTCAAAATCAGAGACGATCGCTTCTCCGAATTCTCCTGCTGGGACGTTGTTGCTGTCATAGCTGTTGCCGCTCGGTGTTGATACAAATAAAAGGCTGTTTGGTGTGATCTCTGGTGCTGTCGGGAACCAAGAAATCGGCTTATCTTCTAATGCCATTTTTATTCCTCACTTTCTATGTTGTAAGCTCCGTCTTCGGATATGATGTTATATTCTCCGTTTTCAGATACGAGATTGAAAATATCTTTTACCATTGTAATACTTACGTTCTCGGAAAGCTCGACCGTCAGGCCTCCGCCAAGTGTCGGGCTTACGGTGTCGGACGCGTTGATCTTTTCGTCTTCATACCAATCGAAGGAGACCGCGTCTGTTGCGTTCACGCTTATTCCACCAGAAAGCTCGACCGTGATCTGGTCCTCTGCCTCCAGCAATCCGTCCCATGCCTCTGCTGCGACGAGTCCTTGTCCTTGCAGGATCGCATGCGCGTTGTCGATCTGGATCTTTGCGGTTCCCTGCTTTACTACAAGGCGGACCTCCCAGTCGTATGTCAGGCCGCCTTCGAGTGTATTTAAAAAATACATAAGCGGTAGTATGTGCGGGCCGTCGTTGTTCCAGCTGCTTCTCGGTTTAAAAGTCAGGAGCTCTTGGTTGAGGTAATAATGCGCCTCAACCTCCACGGTTCCGCCTTCCTCTTCCGCCTCCGTCTCGATAATTATATCGTGGTATATTGTGACGACCTTCGGGTTTATTGTTGCGAATCTCAGGCGGATCACCGTCGTCTCGGTCTCTTCTCCGATCTCGATCTTCGCTGCGTTCGTGAAGGTGTAAGTAATGACCTCGTTTTCGCTGGTTCTGGCGAGCAATCCGTTGATGTTCTTGTCCGTCTTGCTCTGGGCTCCGCTGGTTGCTGGATCTTTGCCGTAACCTTGCAGCTGGACCTTCCTTCCGTACTGGTAATTAATAGCCATTACGCAGCAGGAGCTCTGGGTTCCTGCGATTCCGTCTGTATAGCTTATAACATCGCCGAGGTCGATCGCCGGATCGATGATCGAGTCGCTTTTGAAAGGCGTGTAATTGAAATTCTCCAGCGCGCTCAAAATCGCACGGCGCTGCCTTGTCTTTGTCTCCTCGGTGCCGTACTGGAGCAGCGGATCTGATCCCAGCTTCATGGTCAGTCCGGTGTCCTCCTCCGGATCAACCGGTCCGTAATATTCCACGACTCCCTTCTCTATGTTTACGATAGAGAGGCCAGTGTAATATGTCTGGAAATCTGAAAAGCTCGCGCCTGTGAAGCGGTGGTATTTGTCAATCGTGAAGTCTGGCTCCGAGTGCCATGTTCTGAACTCCAGCGCTCCGTTGCGGTTTATGGTAGCAAAACAGCAGCAAGAGGCGGCGATCCAGCTTACTAGATCGCGCCATGTACTCATGTCGTTGTCTAAGTAAATTGAGACGGTCTCTTCTCCGTTGGGGAGCTCCGCCATCTGGGCTGCTGTCATTCCTAGTGTTACGCCGCAGGCCGTGCATGCCAAATTTGCCAGATCGTAAAAGGTGCCGGTGCTCTGGGCTGCTGCGATCGGCTTGTCAAATTTGGCCATGTCGTCATAGGCCTTGACGGTCATGCCCGTCTGGGAATGATCCGCCTCATCGATCGTGTATGGTTTCAGGGGTACGTCTTCCCAGCTGTCGTCTGCCAGCTTCAGGCCGATCGATGCCGTGATCGTTCTTCCTCTCCAGCTTCCTCTTGCGATTGTGTCCGCGAACGATTTTAAAAAGGTCATCTTCTGCTGGCCTATGAAAACGCCGCCGAGGTTGATGTCTGCGCTTCCGACGGCCTTCTCTATATATGAAAATGAGCCGGCGAGCAGGTCGTCCTGATCGAACGGTATTGTCCCGTCGATCAGTCCGGTGATCCTGCGTTCTTTAACGTTGGCGCTCAAAATGGTATTGATGTAATCTTGGCTTACTTCGTACACCTTAGAACTCCTCTATTGTGAATGAAACGTTCCAGATTCCGCGCGTCGCTGTGAACTTTTCGCTCTTCGCTTTCTTGGAATATCTAAAGCCCTTGATCCTGACTTGCTTGGTCGTCGTGGTCTCCAGCACGGGATCGTATAGTGTCAATGTGAAGCCGTTTCCTCTTTCGAATTGCGCATAAACCTTCAGCTGGTCGGAGAGGCAGGTAGTCTGCACGGCGATGCTCAGCTTTCCTTTGCGGATTGCCTCCACGATATCCGTGCCGCCTTCGCTCTGGTTCTCGTTTAAAATGTCGTTCTCTGAGACCTCCCATGTGTTTGTCCACGGGATCGTGGTCTGGTCAAACTTCACTTTGTAATCGTTAAGGCTTGTTGGCGTTGTTGGCGTGTCGTTGCTCATCCTCTGCCTCCTGAGATGTAATCCGTCCTCTGTTTGGAGTTTACCACAAACTCATCTATCTTGTCGCCTTCGATATATACGGGCACGACTATTGTGGCGCCGCTGTTCTCTGCGATTAGCTTCTTGAGGCGTTCTTCTCCCACTACGTATTCGGGGCCGCGCTCGCCTCCGCCGAGGAGCTTTCCTCCTGCTGCTCCGAAGATCGAAGCTCCGTCGAGCATCATGGCTGTCTCGTAACCTCTGGCATACCACTGGATCCCTATTGAGGGCGGGGTTCCGGCTCCTCCGATTCCATAAGGCGCCGTGCCTCCTGTGAATGTGAAATGCGGCAGGCTTATCTGTGGAAAGTTGATGTTTAAATTGCTAAATCCGTTGCTTATGAAGGACCACGCGTCACTGAAAAAATCTTTTATACCGTTCAGGCCTGCCATGAAGTTGCCGCTCATCTCGTCGCTAAAATCGAGCGAGTCTTGGATCCAATCTGCAAAGCCTGAAAGCAGCGCGCTCGTGACCTCTTCCTGCGTCTCTCCTAAAATTTGGAGCGCGGTGCTTACTATCTCCGGCGCGACATCAAGCATGCCCGTCGTAAGATTTCTTATTAGCTCCGGCAAAGCTGCCACGATGGTTGGTGTTGCCCTTGCGATTCCGACCGCGATGCCGCTCATCAGCTGCATGGCCGCCGTGATCAATGTCTCCATGGTGTCTGGGCTCGTTAAAGTCGTTACTATTGTAATTATAGCCTCAACGACGGCCGGTATTAGATCCGGCATGGCGTCTCCCAGTCCTGTTGCCAGTGTTAATATTATGTCCAGCGCGGCTGTTGCGATCTCGGGTAGGTTCTCAACGATTCCGCTTACCAGCGAGATTAAAAGCTGGCCTCCGAGTCTTACTATCTCGGGCAGGCTTGTGGTCAGCATGGTTATGGCGTCGGATAGCCATGAGCCGACGGCCGTCATCGCTCCCTCAAGTCCTCCCTCTTGGAAGGCTGCCGTTACATCAGAAAGTCCTGTTGTTGCTAGTCCTACAAAGTCGCGGATCTGTGGTGTCAGCTGGTCGCTGATCGCAATCTTCGCGCCTTCGAGTGCGGATTTGAAGAGGGTTATGTCTCCGGATAGGTTGTCCAGCTGCGTGTTGGCCATTGCTGCTGCTGCGCCTTGCGCGCTGTCGATCGCTGCTCCGACCTCGTTCCATCGGTCGACGCTTGTACTCATGAGCGCGGTCGCTGCTGCTACGTCTCGCGTGTTGAAAATCTGGGACAGGGCTTCGAT